AAAGGGTTCAACCCTAAGAAAAGACATAACTTCAAGTGTTTAACGATAACACAGAACGACGCGAGCAAGACGCTCAAGCGATTTCAGATGGCGGTAAAGCGAACCTCACCACTCATAGTCACTGGAGCCACGAAAACGGCATTGCCAATGAGTGTGAGTGCATCAGTGCCTTTGCAACTGACGAAATAAGTGAAGTTCGTCGTGAAGTACTCACCTTCAACGCCGCCTGTTTTGCCCTGATATACTATCGCACCAGACCCAGTGAACACACTGGTTGCATTCTTCTGGAGGTCCAGTGTACAGTAATCAAGGTTGGTGTTCGCACAAACGAATGTCACCCTTGCATCAACCAGATAGTTACCTGGAGGGGGGACGAATGAGCCGGCCGTGTTCACCACGGCCAGCCCGTTGACATTAGCCGTTGCAAAAACGAGTTGCTGAGCAACTCCGCTATTTGCAATATTCTCACCACCATTTGTAGAGAATAGCGACACACTGTTGTTCATGGGAGGGGCGATTGACGCATTATCAATGCGGTCATAAAAATGACACTTGTAGCGAACGCACAAGCGAGCGACATTGAATTGAGTAGCACTCAAGCCCTCGGCACAAATGAACAGATTTCCAGCGTCATAGGTATGAATATCACCCTGACCTGGCAATTGCCCAGTCCTGACATATTTCACCTTTTCGTCATCATGCATTTGATTGTACGTAGCATAATAAGTGAGAGGCTCGTCAGGAGAATCGATAGCAGCTGGCTGCCTAGCACAGAGGTCGAGCGCGGCGGTGTAAGAACCGGGCGCTCCCTTCGCTGCATCGAAGCAAGGAGAGAGGGAGTATGATCCAGTCTGTCCTCCAGTTGCGAAACCGGACACTTCCGGTATTGTGTAAAATTCAATATATTCAAACTCATATTTTTCGTATATCTGGGCGACATCCGAAAGAAGAGGAAAGGTAGTTGAATTCCCGGGATTGAGAGCGTACGTTGAAAGAACGCCGAAATTTGCAGAGTTGTTTGAGGCAATCACTCCGATAGTTTCAGCATCCTCGAGACAATCGTAGTCCCTTCCACGGGCGAGATTCTTCCTCATGCCCATGGGGTACACATTGCGGTTTTGTGGCTTCATAGTCCGCTTCACTATGGCCCTGTTATTGGTATTTCTGCCAACCTTGCCGGACTTGTTTCGCCGGCGAACAGGACGAGGTCCCCTGTTGGGGAGTTGTCTTGTGGGTTTTTGGCCCCTTTTTCCTTTTTGTTGACGACCGCGTTGTTTGCGCGGTTTAGCAGCAATTTTGCGAGAAGACATGATCTTTTCAGTGGGTTAGCTTCCGATCACCCCACCTACTATTCTCAGCGGTTACAAGTATTCACGACAACAGTTGTAGTTCTCCCACAACTCCTCATATGAGACCCAAAGATTCTCGAACTCGACAAAGAGATTATGGCGGTCTCGCAACACAGCCATTTTACCAAGAATTTCGTCATACACATCCCTCGTTGAAAGGACCCGGAGCAAACCTCCAAGACGCTGCATCTCCATATCAGGATGGAGCTGGTGTGCAGCGCGACGACGGCCGTATACAACGGCTCGGATCTTTTGTGCATCCTGGTGGATGAAAGGACGGAAACGCGTTGAGCAGAAATCCATCTCCGACCAGGGGACGGGCTTCCCTGCCCAAGTGATAGTTGCGTGGCGTGAGTTGAGATCCAAGTCTCCATACTCGCTCGACATGATTAAATCATCTCCATTAATGACGGTCGTATTGTCCTCAAAATAACGCTCCACTTGATGGTGGTAGTTATCAAGAATCATATACAAACGCCACATAATGTTAATGACCACTGTTAGGTAATCACCCGATCCAAGGCCACGGTCCACAAGGAAGAACTGTCCAGAGACAGACATCATCTTGTGAATACTGTTAAAGCGCACAGCTTCAAACAGTGAAGCATCGTCACTATCAAGCACAAATTTGGTACGAATCTCGGCGTACACCATCTCAATGAACTCTCGACTCACTGAGGCATCTTGTCCACTCGTATCAGTGCAGTATAAGTAAGGTCTTTTACTCAACTCACGTTCATAAACTGCCATTGCGCCCAACTGAGTGGGGTCACCAACGGCCGATACGG